AACCCTTTCTTTAAGTCTAGCTATGCTGACTTAACTTCTGTAATCAAGGCTATCAAGCAGCCCTTTGCTGATAACGGATTAAGCTACGCGCAATTCCCTACCAGTTTTGGAGATCGCATTGGTGTAGTGACTATTTTGATGCACGTTTCTGGTCAATTCCTTGAGAAAGAATATACCCTGCCAACTGTTAAGCAAGACCCGCAGGCTGCTGGCTCGGCCATAACGTACGCAAGACGGTACGCTTTACAGTCTATCGCAGGCATCCCAACGGCTGACGATGATGCAGAGTCTGCAATGCTTAGAGGTGACAACAAGAAGCCTTTAGCCGATGATCAAGCTGCTCATATCAAGAAATTACTTGAAGAGACTGGCACGGATGTTGCCAAGTTCTGCAAGTGGTTAAAGGTCAGTTCTGTAGATAAGGTCTTGGCTATTCACTATGATCGCGCAGTTGCCGCGCTTGAAGCTAAGAAATGATCATCTTAGATCACGAACAGGGAACTGAAGAATGGCTTGCTGCTCGATTGGGCAAGCCGTCTGCCAGTAACTTTTCTAAGCTGATTACCATGACTGGTAAGCCGTCATCATCTGCCGACAAGTACATTGATCTTCTTGTAGCAGAGCGCCTTACTGGGAAGTCTGAGCCGTTTTACACCAATGACCATATGGCTAGAGGTAACGAGCTAGAGCCAGAAGCGCGTGAAGCCTATGAGTTTATATCAGGCAACACGGTTACAGAGCATGGATTTATTCTTGATGACTCTGGAGAGTTTGGCTGTAGTCCTGACGGGTTGATTGAAAGTGGTGGATTAGAGATCAAGTGCGCTGCTCAGAGTACGCACGCTGGCTACTTGAGAGATTCACAGATAGGCGTTAAGAAATACTATCATCAGATACAGGGCTGTATGTGGGTCTGTGATCGCCAGTGGTGGGATTTGTTTTTATATCATCCCGAAATGCCGCACGTTTTAGTAAGAGTAGAAAGAGATGACCAGTTCATCGAAGCCTTGGCCATTGAAGTAGAAAAGGCCGTTAATGTTATTTTAAACCAAGTGGAGTTACACCAATGCAAAAAGTAGGAATCGCGTTAAATATCAACCTTAGTAAGCTAGACAAGAGCCGCTTTGTAACCGGCAAGAATGGCACTTATGCTGATCTTACCGTCTTTGTTGACCTGCAAGAGCTAGACCAGTACGGCAACAGCGGTGGCATCAAAATGGCGCTTAAAAAGGACGAGACAAAAGAAAACACCAAGCTGGATTTTGTCGGTAATGCCAAAGTGTTCTGGAGTGATGGTGGTCAGCCAGCGCAAAAGAGTGCGCCTTCTTCTAACCCCACCATTGAAGAAATGGATGACCATATACCATTCTAAGCTAAAAACCCCCCTACGGCACAAGTGCTTTCGGGGGGAAACCATAGGAGTTTACAAGGCAGGGGAACCTTGCCCAACTAGGATAACATAGGTGTTCAGTATGACAAATGCAGGAAAATGCCTTCGGGTAGCTCAGGAGCTTAACAGCATCAACAGCAGTAAGGTTGCCGATCTAATGAATGTAAGCCGTCAGAGAGTGTTTCAGTGGCGCAAACAGGAGAATATGAAGCTGCACACGGTTCAGGGCTTATGCGAGATCTTTGATTTAACCGTTGATCAGTTCTGTAAACTTTGCGACAAATAAGAAAAAACCCCCTGTTTGACGAGGGGGCTTTACTTTAAGCCTTGGAGGGGCTTATACTTGAGGTGCGAAACACAAGAAAGGTAATTATAGCTATAGACTCCTATAGCGTCTACACCAACTCCTTTCTTTGAATGCAAACAATGCTTGGGCTTTAGGCTGGCGGTTCCTTAAATTAAACGCCAGATACAGGGTTGACCCTCCCTACAGAGCCTTACAGTTAAATCGGTTTTTAGCTGTGAATAGTTTGGATACACGATACAGGCATTAGTTTAACCGCAAAGTCGCTTTGGCCCTTTGATCTTAAATTTTACTTTTCGAAGTAAAAGGGTTTATAACATCTATAGTAAATGTATATTTAAATACACATTAAGAAACAATATACATAAAAACTTATTTCATGAAACACTTGGCGAGGCTTGCCGAGCTTAGGTAACAAAAGATTAAACTAGAACTGTAGGAGGTTCACAAATGACACAAGAAGAAAGAGTACTTGATTATTTAGCTACAAATCCAACCATAACCGGCGTACAAGCCTTAAATGAGTTAGGCATATTTAGGCTGGCATCAAGGGTTAGCAACTTAAAGAAGCAGGGCCATAAGATTACTAGCAAGATGGTTCCTATTATTAACCGATACGGTGAAAAGTGTTATGTATCGGAATACAGAATGAGGGTTAGTGATGATTCTTAATACTGGAGAACGGTGGGAACCTGAAGACACTGACATGATCGCATGGGCTAAAGCCTATCCGGCAGTCGATGTCTTTCAAGAGATTAGAGCAATGGAGTCATGGATTGACGCTAACCCAACTAGGCGCAAGACCAAAAGAGGCATTAAATCCTTTGTTGTCAGGTGGCTTGGGCGCGCTCAAAACCAAGGCGGGAGCAGTCCAGCCGCCATAGGTAAGCAGGCTGTAGCAGCAAAGCTAGATCCGCAAGGCATTACCGCAGCGCCTACCAGCATTAAATCGCTTACCCTTGATATGCAGCTTACTGATGTTAGCTGGCTAGACCCTCAAAATGCTGAGATGATGAAGCAATATTATCTTGATCAGCGTGGTTTTTACTTTGACGGAGTTTTGAGGAATGCCTAACCGAACCTATGAACCGCGCAGTGCGGGAAAAAATCCAATTCTATATCCCTTTGAAGGTACGCATGAAAAGCTAGTTACCGGCGAAAAGTACACGCTAAAACAAATCAGCTTGATCATTGGCGTGAATGATAAAACCATGCACAGCCGAATGCGAAACAAGTCCGTACTGACCGACAAAGAAGTAAGGCCGACCCAAGAGCCTTCTGATGGGTGGAACTTTTCCAGATCAGGAGAGTACAACCGGCTGGAAACTTCTGATATGCAGTTATCTGATAAGTGGCTAAGGGTGAAGCTATGAGTCAAGGCGATCACGTTTTAATTAAAAGCAAAAGGGCAGTAGAGACACAACTGCCTTTCCTGCTAAAACGCATAGAAAACTGGGACTATTCAGCGCCATTAGTTGTCAGGTTTGAGCGTTACGATGACCCTCGATCACTAGGGCAGAATGCTCTGTTCCATATTTGGTGCAGGGAGATGTCGGAGGTATTTGTTAAGAAGGTTCCAAACGCTACCGAGGAAGGCATGAAGTTTATGATGAAAAGTATGTTTCTAGGCACTCATTCAGTAGAGATAGGGAAAGAGACATATTCTGATCAGGTAATGCCTTTACCAAAGAAAAAGGGTGAAATGTGCTACTTCATGGATCAAGTCTACGCTTGGGCTGCTGAAAAGGATGTATTATTATCCTTGCCGCAGTACAATGAGTACACCGCGCTGAAGCGAAAACAAGAGGAATAACAATGGCTAAGATTGATCCGGCGATATTATTAAAGTTTGCAACAAGTGACGCACAGGCAGAAACCTGCAAAGCTGTTATTGCTCACGGCTCCAACAATAAAGCCGCAACAGCTTTAGGCAAATCCCGCAGGGGTATCGATAGGATTATGAAACGCCTTGAACACGAGGCAGCAAGTAACGCAGTAGCACCGCACAAAAGCGTAGACCGTGAAACAATGGAAGGCTTTGAGGCCAAGCGGGTTTCTACTGCTTACAAAGAAGACGGGACTGTTGCCTTGCAGTGGGTGATCCAAGAGCCTGAAAAGCGCAGCATGAAGCAGAAGCTGGACGCTATGCTTGAGGGCATGAAAGAAGACCTAAGCGAGTTTAAGAAGCCAGTAAAAGCCCCCAAGAAGAACAACGCCGACTATCTAGCCATGTATATGATTGGCGATCACCACTACGGAATGCTGGCCGATGGTGATGAGAAAATGGCGGGGGACGATGACGATTGGGACGTTAAGATTGCCACCAGCATATTAATTGACTCAACCAATCGTCTGGCTTCTCGCGTTGGGGATGCAGAGATTGGCGTGCTGCTGAATGTGGGTGATTTTTTTCACGCCGATTCTAGCGCCAACACTACCACGAAAGGCACTCCGGTCGATGTTGATACTCGTATAGGCAAAACCTTTAAACTTGCCGGCAGGCTCTTCCAGACGCTTATTAACAAGATGCTAGAGACTCATAAAGAAGTAGTGGTGATCAATGTTCGCGGTAACCACGATTCAGACATGGCCTGCCACCTTTCAAGCTGCCTTGAACTGCTGTACGCAAAAGAAAAGCGCGTAAACGTGCTGCAAAATTACTCTAAATTTATCCACTACCAATGGCATAACAACCTATTTGTCTTTCACCACGGAGACCGAATGAAGCATGAGCAGATACTTCAGGCGGTGATTAGGAACCTCGATGACGAATGGAGCCAGTCAAAAAACCGATACTGTCATCTTGGGCATATTCACCACCATACCGCCAGAGAGGTAGGGTCTATGCACTTCGAACATTGGGGCAGTTTAACTTCTACAGATAGCTGGCACAGTAATCAGGGCTACGGCGCAGAGAGGTCGATGACCGCAGTTGTTTACCACAAACATCACGGTGAAGACTCACGAGTAAAGATCAAGGTAGAGGGTTAAGATGGGTGATGTTATTAACTTTCCGCCAAAA